CTTCTTGCGGGTTATAATTTGTACCATTGCCTAAATCTATCTCAGCAAGACCGTCCGCGTCTAAATAAACACCATCTGGCACCATACGTGATAATACTTGTTGTAGCTTTAAATGTGTAAGCTGTATCATGTCAGCAAAACCTGTAATACGACTAACTAAAGACTCAATACGACCTTCATACATTCTTGGTGCAACAATAGCGTAATTCATTTTAACTTTAGTAAAATCGCTTTTTGGCCTCATCATATTTTTAGCCATTTCCCATTTAAGTAATTTATCAGTACCAAGTATTAAAGCCCCTTCATATAAACACTCTATTGACCTTTGTAATTTACTAAAGTTATCTGAATCTTCTGGTGGGTTAAATGTATCGTCTTTAGGTAATATTTTATCAGCACCACTACCAGTTTCTTTTACTTTATAAACCTCATTCATATATGTTTTATAATTAAAATATAAAACTTGAACTTTATTGTTATCATGCTCTTTATGAACGTGGTTGCTATTATAATTAGTTTTGTGATAACTTTTGTTTTTTTGTATATCTTCTAATTGAGATTGAGTAAGATGAGGAAATTGTTTTACTAATTCATTTATAGGTATAGACTTTACCTCACCAACATAATATATGTCTTCAAAATACGGTGATTTTGTATAAGAATAAACTAAATCTGCTGGATTAACATAATCTATAGTAACTCCTTCTGAAGTATTAAAATTATTTTTAACAGCACCTATACCTATCGTAGCAATATCATAATAAAATCTTTTCTTTATTAATTCATATTTACTACCTTCAAATAACATTTTAATAGCTTGTTCTTCTGCTAGTTCTATAGATTGTTTATAGTCTAACTGCATATGAATCTCTAACTCTTCTTTTGTTTCTGGTAAATCTACTTGAGATCTTCTTGTGTTTAAACCAAGTAAATCTTGATTTGCTTGATGAAAGTTTCTTAGTTTCATATCTGCTAACAAGTCTTCCATATAATTTGTTTTTTCGTCTAAACTATAAGGATCTTGTGAATAAGCTTTTATATCATAAGTTCTTTCTGCAATACCATTTACAACTATATCTACAAACTTAGGTATTATTGGCACTGGCTTCCAGTCTAAATTAAGATAGGACAAATCACCGTTTATAGATAATTCATCCTTGTACTTTTGTATCGATTGCTCTCCTCTAGCGTATAATCTTAATTTATGAAAATTATTTTTATAGTGCTCATATTTATTGTTGTCATTGTTAAACCACTCTGATTCAATAGCCTTAGCTACTTTTAAACCATAGTCATAGCTCATTTTTTCCAAATCACTTACGACTTGGCTAGGAAAATAAGTTTTATGTACAGACTCTGCCATATTTATTTTTTAATTAATTTTGATACATTACCTTCGTTTGTATATCTAGCAATGTTTAAGTTTAGTTTTGGTTTTTGCACTGGTGCATTAGGTCTATATAAATGTCGATTATTAGCCATAATAGCTAATCCAGAACTTATAGACGCGTCATGTTTTGTTCTTTTGTTTATGTCAAATTTAGCCCAATCATTTAATAACTCGTTAAAATAACAACTACCAAATGTTCCATCTTGTTTTATACCTACATGATCTTGTATGTACATTTCAATAGCAGCCGCATGAGCTTGTTTTATATCTTCGCTTGAGTTTGGTATACCGCCTACTTCTTTTTCTGCCGTAGACAGCTTGTTCCATATTTTGTCAGGTCTATTCATTGAATAACCTCTATATCCTCTTCTTTTTAAATAATATAATAATCTTGGTTTGTTGTTTTCTGCAAGTATTGGCATACCGTAAAACACTAATGCCATAAGTACATCTTCAAAAAACATTTCTGCAGTTTGTGGTCTTGCTAAATATTCTAGAAAAAATTGATTAGCAGGCGCATCTTCCATACTAAACTTAGTCAAACCGTGTAAAGCTCCTTTTGACCCTACGCCATCTACAGTTCCTGATATATCATACGAGTCACAGCCAAAGGCACCCATGTGCTCATTACCGGGATATTTAATACCATTTTTTATTATAATTTTATTTTGTATATTTGTTGGTGGTACCCAACTTATTTTAAATCTACCTTTTGGATCTGGATAAAATATAACATTTGAATCTTTTACGCCATTAATCCATTGAAAATTACCTTGAGTAATACCTAAAGTTCTAGACATTTCCTCATTATAATCTATTTGTTCGTATATTTTTACAAGATTAAATATACTGTTTTTTGTTTCATCTCTAAACGCATGCTCTGTGGTTCTTGGAAACTGTCTGTAAAACTCATTTAAAGCATCTTGATCATTTTTTAAACCGTCAGCCTCGTTTTGCCAGTTGTTTATTACACCTACGTCTATTAACTCTCCATGGGGGTCAAAGACTTCATCACTCGGAGTATTGAAGACTGGGCTTCCGTGCTCATCAATAAATCCTTCGTAGTTCCACTCCATTGGGATAAAAAGAGAATATAGACCAGACGCTGTTTGTCCATTTCTGTTTCGCTTAGTAACGTCGGATGCGTTGTATAATTTTTTGAAGTTTTCCCCACCTTTATCTAATGCGTTTGATGTCGAGCCCATCATACATTTACCTATAATCCTACTACCTAATCGTAAACATGTTTTGGTTACTCTCCAGTTATTTAATATATTATCGGGTCTTTCCCACTTACCGCTTTCGTCATGTACTAACAGCTGAAGCTTTTCTCCGTCATAGCTGTTATCACCTGTATTTTTCCAGTCAATAGTAGTATCAAGTCCAACCAGGTCTTCCTGCTGTTCATTTGCAGTAATCTTTTTACGCGTGAACTTACTTGCAGGAACCCTATAAGCAAGTTCAGACTTAGGTCTATCCATACCGTCTTGAATAGGTTTGAAAAAGAACGGATAGTTAACCGATATTGGAACAACTTTGTCTGTAAACATTTTTTTAGCATCTGCACCTGTTTTAGAGAGTATACCAAATCTACTATCACTTGCTAATGTAGCTTGGTTAACTGTTTCTGCTGAAGACATGAAAGAAAATCCAGACCTACGATTTTTAAGGTAGCACATCCCGTAACATCTTTTGTCGGCTTTACAAGCTTCCCAGAATATAAAAAATAGTCGATTTGCTTCTCTAAAATCAGGCGCACCTACATCTATTTTACTCCATTGCAAGTACATATAATGCGTACCTGTTATATATGTTGGTGTACCCTTGTTATTAAACCAGAAACCTTCTTCACGTCTTTTAAACTCTTCATCTATATAATCATACCACTGCGCTTTTTTTTCTTCAGGATATGCTCTCCAGTCAAATATACTTTTAAGTCTTGCTAATTCTTTTGGATATTCAAATTGTTGCCACTTTTTTACTTTGTTGCTATACACGTGCACTGGTTCCAGCGGCAAAGCAATTTGCAACCCTTGGATTTCAATGATCTGCCCAATCTTACCAGTTTTTGATATGACAACGATATTGTTTTCTTTATTATATCCATATTCCCATTTTTTACTTTTGTTAAGCCTTTTAATTGTATTAAGCTTAACAGGTTCTACTATTTTAACTAAATCTTGTTCGTACATTATTTTGATCTACCTTCTGCAAACCCTTTAAATACTTGTTGTTTATTTTCAGGTTCTTTACCTTCTAATAAATTTTCTTCTTCTTGGATTCTATTTAATATTTCAAATGCATCAAATATTGCTAACTTTTTTGTAGCTGCAGCATTTTTTAATCTATCAGCAGATATATCATCATCAGAGTCTACAATTGGTTCTTTAGCAACTTTGATTAATTCATCAACTGCTTTCTGTCCAGCTTGGATTATATTCTTCTTCGTCTCCTTGATATTCATATTTAATTGTAATAAATTGTGATAGTAGTCTATATAATTTTTTTCCGTCTATAACAAACTCATATTCTAAGTTTGGTGTAAATCCTATTAAATCTCCCTCGTTAACTGTGCCATCAGTATATTTAACAACACCCATTAAAGGTTGTTCTTTTTGTGAACTTAACTTGTCTGTTGATTTTATAGGCGCAACAAAACAATAACCTTTCATTGCTTGCCATTTTCTATTGTGATAACTAAATATAGCTTTTGGTTTGTATAAAAAGATTTGATCTGGCTGTACTAAATAATGATCTTCATCAATATAAGCTTTACTGTTTTTTTCTATACCGTGTTGGTTGTGCCATCTTCTAAAAACATTATGGTGTACAATTACAGTATCACCAACTTTTATATCTGTTTTACCTACAGTTGGTATAGCTTTTACTATAGCTTCTCTACTAACATATTGATGATTATAAACCTCAGTATTAACTATAAGCTCTTTACCATCTATATCTTTTGTATTGTTGTATCTTGATTTTACAGGCGTTACAACAAAGTTGTAAACCGCTTTCATTAATACTGTAAATTATATTCTACAGAAACAGCCATGTTTTTATTAAAATCCTTCCAAGGTAAAACATCGTTGTTTTTTTTAATATAAATACTATATTTATCTTCTTCCTCTAGTATATCACATATAGTATGACCACCATACACTTCCTGTCCAACAGCGTAGTGCATGGCGTCATTTTTGTAATCTTTACCTATTGATATTTTACGAATTAGCTTCGACATCGTAGTTTATTTCTCCAGTTTGTATATTGATATTTACTTTACCATATTCTTTTTCTAAAGCTGCTTGCTCTTGTTGTAAAGCTTCTTGAAATTTAATCATATCGTGACACAAAGCGTGTTTTCTAGTTTCCATTCTACCTAGCTCCATATTTATACTATTAATAGGTGAAACTAAGTCTTGAATACTTTTTAATTGTTCTTCAGTAATACTTGTAGGTTTAAGGTCTACTACCTTTTCTTTTTTTGCCATTTTATTTAATTTAAGTTAATTTTAATTTATAATCCGTGTTTTGATTTTAAATAGCTGTTTACGCCAGCTATTTCTGTTGCGCTTAATGATTTTTGCCAAAATGCTATTTCAAATATTTTACCGTCAAAATTGTGATCAGCACCGCTTCTACTACCTAAAACATCTATACTAAAACCGTGTGTATTTGCTCCATCATCTGCTAGTGTTGAATCACCACTGTCTGGTTCTATTGTTAACTCTACACCATTTTTAAAAACACTAAACGCTCCACTACTACCAGCTGTTCTATTAAGTAAAAATAAAGCTTTTGCATTTCCAAACGGAGTACCATCTACGTGTATCTGAGTTGTTACACCTGAACCAGAACCATTTGTTACAAGTCTTAATTTAGAACTATTTTGTATTTGAATCATCTCGTTATTAGTTTCAGAAAACAAGGTGTTTATTGAGGAGCTTTCACTTTGTTGAACCCAAGCCATACAAAAACCACCTTCATTAGCAATAGCTATACTAGTAAAATCGTAGTGATCAGTTTCACCTTCTTCAAAATCTAAACCACCGCTAACTAAATCAGCTTGATTTCCCTCTGCGCCTTGAGTAGCGTGATTACTATTGCCAGACGAATCGTTCCATTGACTTACTCTATAAGGAGAATCAACATTTGAAGTAATTCCAACGCCATTTTGAAGCCACAGTGCTAAGTTAGTAGTTAAAGTTTTTAAATCTACTGTAGTTGTTGAGCCTAATAAATTATTTGTTAATCCTAACATTACGAAACAGTAGTATCAGCAAGATATAGTACAACGCTACCAGCACCTAAATCAACAGCTGTCCATCTTCCATATAATGTTATACCGGCTTGAAAAGTTGTTGAAGTGCCTATAGCATCTGCATTTGTACCGTTAGCGGCTACTGCAGTTGTAGTTCCTATATACGCATTAACACCAGTACCAGCAGCACCATCAGTTCCGTCTTTATATCCAGAAGTGTCTGGAGTTAAAA